TCGGCCGCAGCAGGTCCAGGCTGCGCTGGCTCAGGCTCTGCGCCTCTTCCACCCAGGCTCGGTCGTAGCCCTCGAGAGACTTGATTGAGTCGGCCGTGTGGTTCTGCATGCCCTGGAAGATGATCAGGCCGTCTCCCTTCTTGGACTTGATGACAGCCTCCTGGACCTCGAAGTAGGCACCAGCGTTCATGGCCTCGATCTTCAGCTCCAGCAGGCGCTTGACTGACTGCGCCAGGGACTTCTGGACCTCGCGCACGCAGACGCTGCGAGACGTCTGATCCATGATGTGCGCTTCGATCAGCAGCTCGGCGAAGGTATGGGACTTCCCCGAGCCTCGGCCGCCGTGCGCGCCCTTGTAGCGTGCCGGATCGAGCAGCGGCAGCGCCCAGGCTGGGGTCTCGATGCGCAGGGTCGTCACTTGCCAACCACCACGCGCTCGATCTTGCGGAACTCGATGGGAGCGCCATCAGCGCCAGTGATCTCGTGCTGCTGCACTTCCTTCCAGCGCATTTGGGTCTTGGACCACCAGATGGCCGCGGCCGTGTCGCCTGCCATGACCTTCTGGAACAGGGTTTTCCCTACCTGCCCGTTGGCCTTGGCCTTGCCTGAGATCAGTTCGGTTGCAAAGTGCTTGCGCAGGGTGTCGGTGTCGATGCCGTCGCGCACCAGGACTGCGATCTGCTCGATGGGCAGACCGTAGCCGGACAGCGCCTCGACCTGCTTGCGCTCGGCGTCTGTGGGCTGGAATGCCGGTCGGCCAGCCCCTTCGCGCGCTCCTCCGCTGTTCGGCCTGGGGCCGCCTTGCTTTTTTATAACCGATTTTTCAGCAGCTTCAGGCTGCTTCTGTGATTGCTTTTTCGTTGCCATTTTTAACCTCCGCGAAAGGTTTTCCAGTTTCTGCGTGTGTTGCCTGCTTGCCGGTGAACTCCTGCCAGCGCTTGACGATGACGTCCACAAACTTCGGATCGAGCTCCATCAGTCGCGCTTGACGGTTTGCTTTTTGTGCAGCGATCAGCGTGCTGCCACTTCCACCAAACAGATCGAGAACGATATCTCCTGGGTGGCTGCTCCATTCGATCATGCGTTCTACGAGCGCCACCGGCTTCATGGTTGGATGCAAGTCGCTCTTGGTCGGACGGTTGTGCCTGATGATTGTTCCGCTGGCCTTGTTGCGAATCTCGTTGATCATCTCAATGAGCTGCTCCTTCTTCATTGACTTCAGGTCGACGTCATCATCGATCACCGTTGTCAGCGTGAAGTTGCCGCAGAAGTAATGGCCGGAGCCTTCCTTCCATCCGTAGAGGATTGGCTCGTGTTGCCAGTTGAAGTCTTGGCGTGAGAGCGTAGCGCTTTGCTTCACCCAGATCAGCACCTGTGACAGTTTCAGTCCAGCCTCGACCATGCAGTCTGTGAATGCTGCACGTTCTGACTCGCCGTGTGCGACATAGATCACAGCGCCTGTTCTCATGACTGCGTAGTAGCTGGCGTAGACACTGCGCAGGAAGTCTCTGAACTCGCCAGACCCCATGTCATCGTTCATGATCTTGCCGGCCTTGCCTTCGACTGCCACGTTGTAGGGTGGATCAGTCCAGACCAGATCAGCCAGCTTGCCATCCATGAGCTTCTCAACTTGCTGCAGGTTTGTGCTGTCTCCGCACATCAGGCGATGTTTTCCAAGCACCCAGATGTCGCCTGGCACGCTGATTGGCGTCTCAGCAATCTCTGGCACATCATCTGGATCGCCCTGGTATTCGATCTGTTCTGCGTCTTCGACTTTGGTCAGACCATCGATCTCGTCTTGGTTGAATCCGGTCAGGCTGACGTCAAATCCTGCTGCATCCAGTTCGGCCAACTCCAGCGCCAGCAACTCGTTGTCCCAGCCAGCGTTCAGCGCCAGCTTGTTGTCCGCGATGACGTATGCGCGCTTCTGGGCGTCGGTCCAGCCCGCGGCGACCATGACGGGCACTTGAGCCATGCCGAGCTTCCTGGCGGCCATCAGGCGACCGTGGCCTGCGATCAGGCCGCCGTCTTCATCAACCAGCACGGCGGTGGTGAAGCCCCATTCCTTGATGCTGGCGGCGATCTGAGCGACCTGGGCATCGGAGTGCGTGCGGCTGTTGCGAGCGTAAGGGATGAGTCGCTCGATGGTCCACTGCTCGACCTTATCGGCTGGGTTGGTCTTTTTGGTCACTGCTTGCTCCTGTGGATAACTTTGCCTGACATTTTCCCATGCTTGCGGCATGGAAGTGCGCCGCATCGGAAGGGAACTGGGAACACACCTAAAGGTGTGTGTTCCGTTCCGTTCCCTTTTTCCGCTGTTTTGCCCCGGGAACGGAATTCCGTTTTTTTCCGTTCCGTTCCGTTGTTCCCTTGTCTTGCCTGTGGATAAGTCTGTGGATAACTCATGATCAACGCTCCGACTTTCTGATCAGCATGGCGCTTGCCTGAGCATCATCCACAACCAACCATCCGTGCTCGAACGCCTCAATGATCTCCGCCACGAGCATGTCTGCGATGGGTTTGCCGATGGCGCTGGGCTTGATGTAGACCTTGGCTGATGCCTCGCTGACGTCCATCTTTTGGATCAGGTAGTCGATCATTGCTGACCGACTGAGGTATGGCTGACCATTGCGCACTTCGGCACCGGATGCCCACCAGGCGTTCTCGAAGGTCTTGCGATGGCTGTCGATCTTGCTATCCTTTTTGGTGGATGACGCTGGTGCTTGTGCCTCAACGACAACAGCCGATGTGACTGGCTGATCATCCTCGTCCAACCATCCTGGGATGGTGACTTGCTGCAACTCAACGTGGACTGTCTGTGCCAGTTCGGCGTCCTTGGACTTGCGCTGGACGATCTGCATGGGCACGCCATCCTTGCCTGGAACGATGCTGATCTCGATGTCCAATGCTCCGCGCCAGGCGCTGGATCCGCGTGCTCTGTGCTGCGCTTCTTCTGATACTCCCGTGTGGTGCACCAATATCACGCTGCATTGAAACTCGTTCATCAGGCTGTTGCAGGCGTCCAGCATGGTCTTGGCGTCCTGGGCGCTGTTTTCGTCGCCTGCCAAAAATCTGTGCAGCGTATCGACCACAATGATTTTTGGTTTATTTGGCAGCAATCTAATTTGCTCGACAACCTTGAGATAACCAGTTGATGTATTGAGGTCACATCCATCCTTGGACAGCCACATTGATAGTCGATTGATATTGTGGTTGTGTTTCCATGCGGCAATTCGACTTCTCAGTCCGTGGTGGCCTTCGCCAGCAAGATAAACGACATTGCCGTGGCGGACCTTTTGGCCGCACCACTCTGGCATACCGCTTGCCATGCGCAAGCACCAGTCGAGAACAACGAAGGTTTTGCCGCCACCTGATGGTCCGTGAACCATGATCAGCGCATGATCCTGAACCCATCGCTTGACGAGCCATGATATGGGTGCTGGCTGGGAAGAGAAATCATCGGCTGGAATCAGCCAGTCGTCATCAGGTGGAAGCAGCAACCCAGCAAGATCATTGCCCGCGGCCTTGTAGTCGTTGGCGTCGCCTTGGATTGGTGGCATGACCATGCGTGCGCCGAACTTGGCCGATGCTTGCTCGGCGTATCGCTGACCGACGCCTGAAGCGTCGTTGTCGGCAACGATCACGATGTTTTGTGTCGCGCCGTACATCTCGCGCAGGGTGCCGGTGACTGGGACCAGATTGCTGGCGCTGTAGGCCACCACGACCGGCCTGGCGGTTGTCTCGTGGATGGTGGCAGCGGTGGCGAAGCCTTCGGCAACGTAGAGCGTGCCGGGATCGTCCATCGTACCAATCATCCAGAACTTGCCGCCTGTCTGGCCGCCTGGATGGTAGAGCTTGCCGCCGTCGTGGCTGATGTACTGAAGCGTGGAGATAGTGCCGTCTTGGTCGAACAGCGGCACGACCAGGCGGCCATCACCTGTGACCCTTGCGCCATGCACGCCGATGCCTTTGCGCTGGAGATATGGGTGATCGGGATGCGCGGCCTGGGATGCTGACCATATCGCATCGACCGTATCGCTGACCACCTCACGCTGGCGCTCGATGGCTGCGTCACGTGCTGCACGCGCCTCGGCCATGCGCCTGGCGTGCGCCATTTCCTCGGCGGCTGTTGGCTTGCGACCAACATCAGCACGCCATGTGACCTCAACGCCTGATCGCCAGCATCCGAACCGTCCTGCCGGGATACCGTCACCGAAGACAACGTACCAGCCTGGCTTGTCGCCTGCTTTGCCTTCGCCTTTGGTGCCTGACTTGAACCGATGCAGCTTGCCATCCAGCACCACGTGATCAGGTGGCTCAAGGCCCGCCTGCCGCATCGCGTGCAGTAGCTGCGCCTCCGGTGGCTCGATGATCTTTTCTGCCGGCGGTGACCAGGGGCCACCGAGGATGCTTGTCAGATCAGCCATGTTGTCTGTAGCCCTGCTGGCCCATCAGATAGTCGGACAAAGCCTGGAGTGTCGAATATTTTGGATCGCACTTCGGATCGTCTCGGATGCTGAGAATGGTGTTGATGTGCAACCCAGTGGCCTTGGCCACGAAGGTCGGACGTCGATCCTTCAGGGCCTTCCTGATCTTTTCAAGGGTAAGCATGTTGTCCTTCAGTCATAAATTTTCACGCTAGGGTGTTGCACTCTAACGCAAGACCGCTTATGATGCAACCACTGCGCACCCGGATGTCCCGACCGCGCAGGCAACCGAAGGAGCCAACATGGCAATCAACATCCGCCGCACAGGCGGTCTCACGGCGACAGGCGTCAAGATCCTTTGTTACGGTGCTGCTGGCGCAGGAAAAACTACCCTAATACAGACCTTGCCCGCACCCATCGTCCTCAGTGCCGAGGGCGGCCTGCTGTCCATCCAGGACGCTGACCTGCCGTACATCGAAATAAGCAGCATGGAAGTGCTGCGCGAAGCCTACCAGTGGCTTACGCAGTCCGACGAAGCCAAAGGCTTCCAGTCAGTGGCGC